CTCGTCATTTTCGATGTTTAAATCCTGGATTTCAGCCAGGCCGGAAACGTCAAGCAACGATAAATGAGTATCCCCCGTTACGGTCGCATTATAACCAACCCAAAAATCATTCAGAACGTTCATGTCGAGCGTTTCAATTTCGCCCGTAAAGTCAGCGTCACCCCCTGTGAGTGTGGTTATTTCGGCGGCGTACATTTTGGCGGTTGAACCCGTTGGTAGATACAGCCCGCGCTCAAACCATGATTGCCCGGTAACGCGGTCGCCGTCGACGTTGAACGCGCCGTCATCGAGCGTATCAAGCGCTTTCTGAGTCGTAGTATCAGCACTTGAAAGAATGTCGTTAAAGTTCGTAGTAATGGTCGAAACCGCGCTTGCAAGCATGCCGAGTATTGTCAAGTCTGACATTGCGAATGCAGCGCCCGCGTAAAGTCCAATCGCGATACAAAATGATATTATGAATTTCTTCATGTTCATCCCTTATCTGGCTGATCCGCAATACCAGTATATTTTTTGCGAGTCAACGTGACCCAGCACGTATATTGCGGCTGCATTGAGATACGAGTTATCGGGTGCATGATAGGTAATCGCGTGTTGCGCCCTTAAAGGCGGCGAATTCGTGCGCGATACCGACGCCCCGCCAATATATATTTCAGCCGTGTTGGAATTAGGGTATTCGGGGTCTTCATTTACTACCGTGATATCCCTACACCATGTATTTGTCGCAGTCAATTGTACGGCTGTTGCCGAATTATTCAGCGTCTTGCGTCCGCCGCCTAACGCGCTTGTTACGGTCTGAGCCCCGATATAGGCCGCCGTGCAAACTATTGCTGAAATCAGAAGTATGATTAAATTTTTCATCTTAAAACCTTTACGGTTGAATTTTGTGATATTTAACGGTGCCCTTCCAAATCCAATCTTGCGACGTTACGCCTGTAACGTTGACGTCGATTCTCTGATTGCCGGTGTCGGCCTCAATATCAAACGCGCATGAGCCCTCCGCTTCAACGGCTACGAGCGCCGCGCACGAACCCTGAATCGTTACGTCGCCCCCGTAATCGCGATAGAAAGCGCACTCGTTTTTATAGAGATTGATTTTTGTTCCGTCGGATTTCATGCCGATAAAATCGGCTTCGACGGAGTAGCCGTAAAAGCTGGTAGTAGTCGCCGGATCGGGAACCTGGATATAAGTAATCGTTGTTTCGGTATCGGTCGCAGTCGTTCCATAAGTTTCGTATTCTACGACTCCCCCGCCGTTGGACGTGCCGCTGTCGAATGTCAGATAGTCAGTCGCTACGACCGCACTAGCTACGCCGCCGTTAAGCGTTACCGCGCCTGTATGCAATGTCGTTCCGGTAACGGTTAGATTGCCTCCGATTATTTCATCATCACCAACATAATTATCGTCGGTCGAATACGAATCACCATTTGATAATACCGTATTGCCAACAACCTCATCACCGGCGATAGTTTGAGTTACATATAAATCATAACCAACATAAGCGTCGTTTTCTACGTTTAAATCAAAGGCTTCGGTTTCGCCGTTTGTGTCAAAACTGCCGCCTGTTACGGCACCCGATACAGCTGCGGCGTAATCGATAAAGAGCCGCTTGCCGTGGAGATCGTATGTGTCTATTTCGCTATCCGGCGCGCTGATATTGCCGCACCCTATGTCGCCCGAAACGACAGCGGAATAACCCACGAATAGGCGGGTTGTATTTACGTCCGCCGCCTCGACCTCGACAGCCATATCGAGCGATTGTCCCGTTACAGTTCCATCGAAGTCAGCGGCGCCCTTGCAATCAACCGTTCCCATTTCAGCTTCGCCACTAACGTCGCTGGATGCGCCCGTTATCGTCTGTGTTACTGCGAGATCGTATTTTACGAAGAGATCATTCGATACATCGGCGGAGCCAATAACATGTAGCGGCCCCTTGATGGTTTCGCCGTTTGAACTACCGGAACCGCCAGGTTGAACGGCCTGGGCCTCGTAAGTCAGGAGCGAACCAACGGCAAGTAATACTAATATTATTTTGATTGTGTTACGCATTGTCACTCCTCGCGATTTCAACCCAGCCAGTTCCGGCGGAGTTACATTTTAGTTTTAATGTATCATCTTTTCCGAGCGTGAAGTCGGTCGAGCTGTTAAGGTATAACAGCGTGCCTGCGTCATTCGTATTATCTCTCACTGTGATTGTGTTCGTATCGCTCGTTCCAACAAGTGTGATTTCTTGTCCAGCAACTCCTGCGGTAATCGTCGGGTTGCTTGTCAACGTGATAGCGGATGCCGCCGTCAAATAGATGGTCGAATTTTGCCCGCCGTGAAGGATGGTCGAGCTTGCGGTCACTGTCTGCGATATCGCGTTGATACTGCCGCCCGCGATAGCGTACCGCGTTCCGTCGAAGGATGCCTTGACGGTTGTTGGCGTAGTGGCTGCAACAAGCACGGTTCCGCAATTACGTCCCACGCTGTTGACGTTTGAAACGCGGTGATTGGTTTCGTCATAATAGAGCGAATCTCCAACCACGTAGGTTAGGGAAGAATCGCAATCAAGCTCCGCGAATTCGGTCTTGATTATAAAAACTCCCTTGTCTCCGTTCGGGTAGTTGATATCACTGTTCGCCCCGCTTGCGCCGACGGCGTTACAGCTAAAACCTACCACGTCGTCTATCTTCGTGAGATAGCCTGCGGCAATAGCCGTGCTGGTGTTGGTGTAAAGGATTGTTTCGGTATGCGCGCCCCTGTTCTTACAAGTCATTTGAATAATCTCCCTTGCATGTTGATTACTTTATATCATCAATATTTGCGAATGTCAAGCGTTTCTATTATGCAATATTCGCATAATGTAAACCTTTATTTTCCAAGCTCTTTTACTCATAATAAATCCTTTTTTTCATTACTCCACGCCATACGACAGCGACATCGGCCCGGCCTCCGTTGACCTGGCAGGTATGCGCCGCCGTTCCACTTCTCCCACTTATCACGCGTCATCGGGCCCAGTTCGTAGGCTTCGCGGCAAATGTCAGACGTGATCTCGTCGTCTGGATTGAACGAGCGGCCCCACTCGAAGCCGACCTCTTTCGCCGCGGCGTCAACTGTTTGATTCATAACGCCAACGGCGGTCTGTTCGGCGAATATATTGCTCCATGCGTTTAAGTCAGCGTTCGACTTGTTCCAAAGCGCTATCTCCTTATCGGCATAGAAGCGGTTTGCCAATTCATTATAAGACGCGCCGCGATTCACGAACGCTTGTAGCTCGTCTTGAATGAATTGTATAGTTTTACCAGACACCCGCGCCGCTTTCAGATAACTGTTTTGTACGCCGATTCTTACAAGGCCGGCGGACGGCTTAGTAAAATACCGCTGTAGCGTCTTCGCGTATGCGCGTGCTTCGCTTGTGTAGGCCAAATCTGCGACGTCCTCCCAGCTCTGAACGTCTTTCAATATCGCGTCTATCTCGTCATCAGTGAATTCACGCACCCGCCCGCGCGGCTTCTTCATTTCGCCAAGCCCTCGAAGTAACGCTTCAGCCCATAGGCCTAAAGCGAACTGCTTCAACGGTTCGGCTATTGCGTCATTTACAACAGCGGTCACATTGTCACCGCTTACGGCTTCGACTGGTACGCCGTCATCAGCCAGCGTTCGGAGATACGACTTAAGCGCGGGCGATAGGTCATTATCGAGAACGGCAAACAGCCGCGCTCCGAGAACGCGCTCAAAGATGGTATTATCTTTTATGTACTGTTGCTTCAATATTTTTTACGCTTATGATATACGCACGGTATTGTTAAAGATATTCTAACGACGCTTATCAGTTCGGGACGTGGTAGCGCCACGCAATAGACAGCGTCCGGCGTTTCTAAGTAGTATTTACAGTTTTTACAATTCTTCATCTATCCTCCTATTGCACAAATGATGCCGCAAGTTTCGCGGCGTTAGCCTCTATCCGAGCCGCCTGTTCTGCCTCGATGCTTTTAATTTCTTCTTCTACGTCACCGACAGCTGGCAACATTTTTAAGAAAGTGCGCTGGCTAATTTTACCAGCAAGGAATAATGGAAGGTAAATATTTTGTATCGCCGCAAGTTGCCCTTGATTGAAGGTCTTGATACCAACTGTCACAGCTTTGTTATCATAGTTATAGGCCGTTCGTTTAGTTGCCCCTTCGAGTATCTTTTTATTCAGTTCGTTAAAGCCGCCAATCCAGATTTCGCGCTCCTGGTCACCTATTAAATCTACGGGCTCTTGCTGCTGTTCGGCGGTGCTTCGGTTGCTGTTGAATTCGGGGAAGCCTAGATACATAATAGGCACGCCCGAACCGCCGCTGATAATCTTTAAAACCGTGATAAGTTCCATCTCGAAGTTTTGAGCGCTAACCTGCGTCGGCCCCTCGAATGACAAAACCGGCGTGGCGGCTAGAGCGTTTCCAACTTTCCAATTTGAAGCGGCTAACTTAGATGTTATAGCGGCAACTTCGGTTTGGTCTGTGCATCTAAAGTAAGGCGTAGGACGCCCGAAGAGATTATTTGACGCCCTCCAATCAATCAGAATTTTATCGAGGTTTTCAAGCTCCCTTGTAAGTCCAGCCAGATTTGGCACGCCCTCCCATGTAGTCATTCGCCCGTTGAATACCATAACGGCGAATTCGTTAGGCTCGTAAGTGACGATATCTTTCTTGCCGTCCTTGCCCTTCACTTCATATTCGAGGCCGGTTACTTCGTCGTAGTAATCGCCGGTAGTAACTTGGTATTTGCTGTCGTAGTAAGAAAGATATCTTAACTTCGGGTAGTCCGAGCCGGTAGGCCACGAGATTAAAATGCACGTTTGCCCCTCGAATTCCTTCTCTTTGGCAAGCCGCTGGAAGTAACCCTGCGTCATACCGTTAGCCTTGTATGTCTCGGACAGATAGGCATATTCTTTCGATTTCTTATCTCCGTCAAGGTATAGCCCTTGCGCGAACGCAAAAGCCGCACGGAGATCAACTATCCTTTGCGTGTATTGATTGCCGTATTGAGCAATACCGAAATACATCTTTATCAGCTTTTCGGTCTTCTCATAATGGGTAAGCTCGTGATCGTTCGCCGTGTACGCTGTTGAATCATTTGCAAAATACGTTCGCCGTAGTATGTCTTGCCCTTGCACAAGTTCCTCGATGCGAGCGTTTAACGCGGCGACTTTCTTTCTGTTTATAAAGCCATAGTCAAATAATCCCATTAGATTTAATCCTTTATTATCTCTAGTTCAAATTTATCATTTATTTTAACTACGCCATAATCTAAAGAATCTTGGACGGCGATCCGTCTCGATTTGTCGTCATATAATACATCTGCTTTCTCAAACTCACGCGGTGAAATATTGCCATGCTCTTTTATGTAAGATAATACATAATAAACATTGAGCATTATTTGCATTTGCCTTAATGCTTTTTTTGTTTCAGCAGATAACGCCATTATATCAGCCTCCCTAGCGGCTCCATTGCCGCACTTCGGCCCTTGTTTAAAGCTGTCATCGCTCCGCAAAACGCGTCATATCTGTCATCGAGTTCGGTTGATTCCTCGCCTGGCAAAACGCATGTGCAAAGCTGATCTTCTAGTTGCGGAAACCGTCCGACGAAGCGTAACTTATCGCGCTCGCATTCGGTTGCAACCGGTTCAGCGCGTACCTTCTTTCCGTGCTTCGAGTGTATCTCCATCACCGGCGGCACTGGGTCGATTGACTTGATTATGTCCTTTGCCATTAGGCCGCCGTAGTTTGATTCGTAATAAATGATATCGACTTGGTACTTGTAAAACAGTTTGATAACTTCATTGGCCCACCCGTTCGGGCTTAGTCGGTAGCCGTTTGAAAACATCAAATACTTGATGCCGTCGATACCGAGGCCTGCGATAGCAACGCCGGTTTCGTCCGACTTCGCCTTTGCACTTCCAGCGGGGTCGATATACATCACGACGCGCTCAAAAGTCAGGTCATGGTTCCACCCTTCAACGCGGTTACGCTCGATCATATCCCGCTTGAATAGTGCGCCCTCTGCCTCTGTGTCGAAGTCGCAGTAGTATTCCTGCTTGATCATGGACTCAGACATACCTTCTGCGCGTTCCTGTTCCATATCCGCGTCGGTAAATAACCCCGTTTCTTTTACAGTCAACTTCTCGCAGAACCAATCAGGCATTTTGTGCGCGGTATTGTAGAGCTTGAAGCCGTGATTCCTTCCGCGTGGGGTGAATATGAATGCCGCCCATCCGTGATTTTCTAACAAAATAGGTCGTATATAATCCCAGACTTCAGGCCGGATGATGCTGTACTCGCTGAATATAATCCCGCGCGGGTTTGCACCAACGCCGCCCTTAGAAAAGTTATCTGCGCCAACAAGTTGAAAGATGCTACCGTTTTTTAGTTTAATCGCGTGGTCGGATTTGTTGATACTTGCAACTATTGCAGTTGGGAAATGATCGAGGTATGCAAAGCCGTCGCGGTCGATGCCGTTCCAGATAACTTTCTTTGCCTGTTCAAGAAACGGAAACATGTAGTAATAGTTGCCTACTTCCTGATAGGCGCGTTTTATCATGTAGTTAAGCATCACCTTATCCTTGCCGCTTCGTCGATGCCAGACGCACACAGCCCGCCGCTTTCCGCTGTCCAGCGCGTCAAGCACTGGCAGTTGATAGTCACGCGGCTCAAAGCGATAAGGTAAAGTTATATCTTTCAATAAATTATGCCGGATGTTTTTTTTGTAACTCTTTTAGCGACTCTATAAAGTCGGCTAGTTCAGCTAAAGAAATATTAATAGAGTTGCCGCAAGCATCATCTATGTTTAATGATCCATTTTCGACTTCATAATAAATGCCGTTTGAGTAATACTCAAAACAATCAACCCATTGACCGTTGATTAATTTATATTTTGCCAGTTCTTTTAATTTCATACCTACCTCAATACATTATGACCGGATATCTAACCGGCTCCGGTTCGGTCGTTTCGGTTATCGCCTGCACAGTAGAAGTCACCTGCTCAACGTAAGTCACGTTGTTTACGGTCGTCACCTCGTTGACGTAAGTCGAGGTTGACACAATCGAGACGTCTGGGTATTCGATGCAGCCAGTTAGCACGAACAGCAAACTAATTAAAGTCAATCGCATTGCCTACACCTCCCTTGCATTGCAACCCTGCGCCGTTCTGCTATGTGCAACTTTCGCAGGTTCTCTGTGTCGGTTTCCTCGTCAACGCTTTCAAGCCTGTTGAACGCTTCGGCAACGGTTAGTTCGCCGTTGACGACCGCTTGAAACAGATCGTCCAGGCTATCCATTCTTTGCGCCTTTGTAGTTTACGATTGTTACGACCGGCGCGTTAGATTCAACAAACGTGCGTTCGCTCCATCCGCTCACATTTTGCGCGGCGAATTTAATCAGCATTGGATTCTCACTGTCTTGGACTTTCCGAATAGCATCGAATGCCGCCATTGCCTTGCCTTCGTTATACGCGTTGAATAACGGCGCGTCAAATAAGTTACTGTCTTTCTTGAACTTATTGTATATTGTGCCTTTATCAACCCCGAAAATATCAGCCATTTTTTCAACTGGCATTTGCCGATAACCCATTTCATACATCGTCGCGAGGTTTAACTGAATTCGAGGTCTTCCTTTTGGTCGATCTTCTTCGGGCTGTTCTATGTTGTCTATTTTTTTACCCTTAGCCATGATATTACGCTACCGTAAACAGTTGCAAATGTCAAGCAATTATTTTGTTGACATGCTTATTTTTCTTTTGTATGATTCACGCATGCTAACGAATCGGCAAATAAAATTTAACGTGAACTTCATGCCCGCGCCGGTGGAATACACCTACCCCGTATTCGTTAGCAACACCGGCGCGGGTTCTATTTTAAAGGAGACAATATGCGACATATAGTCGTGATGAGTTCCGACGACCGGCGCACTCTGTTAAACGTCGCCGCCGTTGCGACCGGCCCTATTATCGAGATAGGCTCTTTCTTCGGCGGCTCCGCGATGATGATGAGTGAATTTAAGCGGCCTATTATCTGCGTCGATAAGTGGGAGGTTGCCTGCCTCGATGAGGTTTTAAAGACACATTATTGGCAAAAGGAATTTCGTAATATCAAAATCACGGACGATAATTTCTACGCGATTTTCCGTGAACTTGAAAAAGCGATACCGTTCATCAAGTCTGTTCGCGGCGACTCCGTGGCGCCATTCACGATCGAGCGCGTTAAATCGCTTCTCGGCGACGAGTTAGCAGGTATGATATTCATCGATGGCTTACACACTTTCGAGCAGGTCTCCGCTGAAATCTCCGCGTATCTGCTGCTATTGAAGACTAACGGCTTCATGGTCTTTCACGATTATCACCCTGATTTTAAAGGGGTAGTTGAAGCTGTCAATGATGCAGTAAATGATGGACGGTTGATGGTCGTTAAGCCTGGCTACACAACTGTCTGTAGAAAGTTGTAAAAATATCTTGACAAAATCCCGCGCGCGATATAAAGTGCTGGTATGCATGATAGTGAACTAATAATTAAAACGTTAACAAACCCCCTTCGATGGATGAGCCTTGCCCGCCCGGTCAAGTTCACATCATGCAACGTCGTTGGGGGTTTCCTTTTTTAAGTGAATAGACTTGGAAAACTTTTCGGCCATTGAGCATTGGAGATTTGACGAACTAATGAACAGAGAGCAAATAGTAACTTATTTGGTTCTTCGTCGTCATATCTGGGACGACAAATTTCACAAGGTTCAATTTAAAGAGTGGATACCAAACATCAAATTAATGTCGAAGCAAACCTTCTACCGTTCTTTAAGAGAATTAGAAGCTAAAAAACAAATCCAAATCAAGGTAGAAAGTATTTACTGGTCAGTTAAATTACTTGGTGATATACCTAACAACAACTGTTCCCCACAGGAACAGCTTACATCTGATGTCAATGAATCGGACTGTTCCAAAGAGGAACAGAACTGTTCCCCACAGGAACAACCTGTTCCCCACAGGAACACTGTGTATATAAAGAAAAAAGAAAGTAAAGAAAACCTTCTACCTCCAGTTATGAAAGAGGTTATACCTAAGAGCCAAACTTCAGCCGAACCACCACAACCCCAACTTTTAGTTTCACCATCAATTGAAGAAATAAAAGTACAACAGCCAAACGGATTTCATTATCCCAACGAATCAGACCGATCAAAGATAGGTTTTCCAGAAATCGGAAAAGAATATAATTTACAAAACACCCCAACTTTAAAAAAAAGAAAAGGCGGGTTGTCCGGACTGGCTAACGCGTTTAAAGCAACGGCGGAGCACGGTGCTTGTGGTGAAGTTGCCATAGGAGGTTCGAGTCCTCCCCGTCTACCAACACAAGCAAGCGGCGAATCATACAAACAACTCGGCCGCATAGCTGCACCGGCGCATGTTGCGTCTGGAACACCGGGGCGGGAGGGATTGTCCCAAATTAATACGCCCGCCTCGGAGATTTTTTTCGTTAATCCCGAACTGCTCAAGGGCCGCTTGATGGAAACTTGCGGCCCGCGTGCGAACGCCTACCGCTTTCGTGGTCGTATCGAGGCCCGGATAAAAACCGAAATCGACCTTCGACAATTCGAGTTCGTCTGCAAAACGATGACTGACAATAAGTTTTCGCAGGAATTCTGCTGGACGTGCTTTTCAAAATCGACCTTTTCCGATCTGTTCCGGGCAACGTGCGTGATGGTGTCGTTTCAAAAATACTGCGAAAATAACAAAAAGCCGCTGAATAAACCGAGGGCTTATTTCGAGAAATGCCTTGCAGAAAAGGACGCCGAAATCGGTCTTGACGCTGACATTTTAATGAAGTCATTTAACAAGAAACATGGAGAAATCAATATGGAACTTGCAACGAGATATCATAAGGCGCGGGAACTCATGGCGCGGCAACTGTACGACGAGGCGCTCGATATTTTGAACACGCTCGACGACGACTTCAACGCGCACTCGGACGGCTCGATTGCTTCGGCGCAAAATAAGACAGTGAAAGAACTTAAGATGGAGGCGAATGACTTGAAAAATTATAATCGAATTCGCATAGCGGCGGATGCCTTTTATGTCCAAATGACCGGCGATGAAAAAAACGAATACTGGGAAAAGAAGGTCAAGCCGTCGCTGCCATTGATTTCGCAGAAAGCGGCGGAGACGAACCGAAAGCCGTATATCATCGACTTTATTATCAAGGAAATGAGGGAGGCTAAATGATGGATGGTAATATAAAAAAAAGAGTTCTAAAATATATTAAAAAAAAGAATATATCTCCAAGAAATATAGAGTACGCACTCGGTTGCCCTAAAGAAACAAGGCAAGCTATTTCAGAATTAATTGAGGAAGGATTAATTGAAGTCAATGATAATTTTGAGCTGGAGGCGAAATAGAGATACGAAAACGGTCAAAGGCAAATCTTAAGGCCGAAATCGTAAACATTATTGCAGGGAGATTTTAATGAACGACCTCATCAACACGATCGTTTACGGCGATTGCCTTGAGGTTTTAAAGCGGCTGCCAGATAAAAGCGTTGACTGCTGCATCACTTCACCGCCTTACTGGGGTTTGCGCGATTACGGTTGCGACGGTCAACTTGGTCTCGAAAAGACGCCGGAGGAATACGTCGCTAAAATGGTCATTGTCTTTTCGGAGGTTCGCCGCATATTGAAAACAGACGGTACGTGCTGGCTGAATCTTGGGGATAGTTACGCAAACAACGGAACGGGCGGGAACGGGGCTACTGGTGGCAGGGATAAGTCTACATTACAATCAGCTATGCCGCCGATTGGAACAACGCCTATAAAAAAGACTATCCCAAACGGACTAAAACCCAAAGACCTCGTGGGCATACCGTGGCGCGTGGCGTTCGCGTTGCAGGCTGACGGCTGGTGGTTGCGGCAAGATATTATTTGGCACAAGCCGAACCCAATGCCTGAGAGCGTAACCGACCGATGCACAAAATCGCATGAGTATATTTTTTTGATGACAAAAAGCGATAGATATTTTTATGATTATGAAGCAATAAAAGAACAAAGCATTGACCCCGAAAGTTTTGCTGGACGACGGAAGCGCAATGCTGGAAAAATGAATTTAACCGACCCCAATAATTATAAATTTCATGGCAGCATTGGCGATGATGGTATTTTGAAAAGCGGGCAGAAATACGAAACTCGAAATTGCCGTTCTGTCTGGACCATCCCAACTCACTCTTACAAAGAAGCGCATTTCGCGACATTCCCCGAAGCGTTGATTCTGCCAATGGTTAAGACGACACGCCCGGACGCGATTATACTTGACCCGTTTATGGGAGCCGGAACAACGGCGGTAGTTGCTAAAAAGAATGGTCGTCGGTTTATCGGTATCGAGTTATCCGAGAAGTACTGCGAGATCGCCCGCGGGCGATTGATGGACACGCACGAACAGAAAAGCTTTCTGGATAATCTCTGATGGAGAAATGCGCGGATGAACTACGGACTACCTTATCTCGGCAGCAAATCCAAAATAGCAACGGATATAATTTCTTTCTTTCCGTCCGCTGATAACTTCTATGATTTATTTGCGGGCGGCTGCGCGATAACTCACGCCCTGATGGTTGCGCCTAGAAACTTATTCAATAACGGGTTTAAAAACTATATCGTCAATGATATTAACGGAATGCCCGAAGTCTTTTATAACGCTATTATGGGAAAATATCACGATGAAAAGAGATGGATTTCTAGGGATGATTATTTCAAGTTTAAAGACTCCGATAATTACATAAGATGGATTTGGTCGTTTGGGAATAACGGAGATAATTATTTATTTTCAAAAGATATTGAGCCGATTAAAAAAGCATTTCATTACGTGGTGATGTTTAATAATTGGACTTATTTTGAAGGGCTTTATACTTACGACTTTTTAAAGGAAACTTTAAACAAATACGGGATTGATGATAGTAAGATATTTCTTGATTTATATAAAAGCAATTATCGAAAGAGGCTTGGCCGAAAAGAGCATTTGCGGGTTATCAAATGGATTCAGAAAAATTATATAAATGTTAGATATAATTTTTCTGAGTTACAGCAGTTACAGCAGTTAGAGCGGTTAGAGCGGTTATCTCTTGACTATCGAGAAGTGGGAATAAAACCTAATAGCGTTATTTATTGTGATATTCCATATAAAATAAAAGGCTGTAATGATTATTTAGAAAAAGAATTTGACCATAAAACATTCTGGGAATGGGCGGAAAATCAAACCCATCCTATTTATGTGAGTGAATATTCATATAGCGGGAATCATCCTGAGAAATGGGAAACCGTTTACGAGAAGGAAAAGATAAGCCTAAGGCAATCAAGCGATGGGAAGCGGAATCGAAATATCGAGAAGCTGTTTTGGAACAGAAAAACACCGTAATCTCTAACCTTTTTTCACACCGTTGTCATAATTCAGCGACACGAATAAACCATTAATATCATTAAGCTTTTTATGCGGCCGCACTTTCGCTGTACGAAGTTTGGACACTTTCAAAAGCGGTTACTACATATAGCGGTTTCGAGATTCGATGAACGCAAGATATGGGGTAGTTTTTGGCGGTTATTTTGGCATGGAACTTGCTCTTATATATGGCATGGAAACAAACAATAACAACGAAAAAGGGGTAGCAAAAATGGAAAAGAAATTCTTTAACATCGTAAAAATAGGAAGCGATCGTTTAGCCGTCAGCGCGACATTGACCGAAAGAGAAGCTGTAGCGTGTGCATCATCGGCGGCGTTCGGTGGCTCACATTTCAACGAGTCATTTTATTTTACCGTAAAAAAAGGCGACCGGATTCACGTCCGCGCCGCCGAGGAATCTGCCGAATTACAAAAAGAAGGGATTCAAATCGAATACGTTTTTGAAGGACACAGATTCTAACCGACTACCCCGCCGCCGGACTGGACGCCAGCGGCGGCAACTTATTGGAGGGATAATGGCAGCCCATAAATTAAATACGTGCATATACAAAAACAATGACGGAAGTTATGGTGGTAAATGCGATATATGTGAATATGGATACGAAGAACAAGAGGATTACGAAAATCCAACAATCTATTGGGGGTGCGCTAAAGGTCTATCATGCGATACAGGAAATAGTTTTCGACATAAAAGGGAGGGATAATGGACACACAAAAAATATATCAGGCAATCTCGGACGTACTGAAAGACGTTGACGCGATTGGTAAAGACAGAAAGAACCAAGCGCAAGGCTATTCGTTCCGAGGTATCGACGATGTATATAACACGCTACATCCGATTTTCGCAAAGCACGGCGTATTTGTCACGCCACTTGTCAGGTCATGCGAAGCGACGGAGGGAGAGAACTCGAAAGGAACCGTCATGCGCCGGGTTATCCTTACTGTTGACTTCAAGTTTTACGCTGTTGACGGTTCGAGTGTGACCGCCACGACGATTGGCGAAGGGATAGACTCGTCTGACAAAGCATCAAACAAGGCTATGAGCGCGGCGTTGAAGTACGCACTATTTCAAACGCTGTTGATTCCGACCGAGGATCAGCCGGACGCGGACGCAACAACACCGGACATACCGAAGAAGAAGGAACCGCCGAAACCGCCCGCGCCGAACCTGCCACAGTACGCAGATCAGAAAGCGTTCCTTGCAAAATGGAAAAACAAACTGCCAGCGGAGAAAGTCGCCGCCGTGCTAAAATCCTACAACTGCAACAGCGCAACCATTGACGTTAAAGACCTTGAACATATCGAAATAGAGCTCAAAGAGCTTCTCGATGAAGCCGAAGGGAGAAAAGAATAATGGAAACCAACGAAATCAAAGACGAGAAGACGACCGAAGAGCAGCCGTACATCGACGAGACTAACGGCGAGCCGGTCAAGATGAGCTTAACCGAAAAGGCCATGCTCATCATGGAGACCAAAAAGGATTTGAAAGCGCTACGAAGCGAGTTGGTCAATGCCGGAGACGATGATAAAGTCTCCGAGATAAAGAAGTTGATAGAAGAAAAAGGCGAAACGCTCAGAATAATGATGATCGACTTCAACAATCATATCGACATCAAGGCTGACCAGATACGGACGGAAGAAGCTATTATCGAAATGCGCAAGAAGCGCAAGGCGGAACTCTACGAAATGGATGAGACCAGCAATAACTTTATCGAGCGGACTAAAAGATACATCATGGACGCTCTTATGTGGCTGACCGCCGGAGAAGAGGTGCATTCGCACAAAACGCCGTATCGTAGATATAACGTCAAGCCGACGAGCGGTGCGGTCATCATCACCGGCGAAGTGCCTGAGATATTCAAGACGACTCCGAAGCCGCCCGAAGCGAGGCCGGACTTGACGGCTATCAAAAAGCACATCGAGGATTTCGGTGCGGAGTATGTCAAGTTCGCGCACATTGAAAAGAAGTTATCGTTAACAATCAAGTGATCGCTCCTCATGGGGCGGCGCGATGCCCCGCTTTTTCGAGGTAAATATGAAACAGAAAATGAAACAAGAATTCAAACGATATTATGATGCATTATTAAAAACATCCAATGAATGCCTCCAGATTGTTGTTGATAGATTTGCAAAAGACGGCAACCAATTAATGGCTGATTTCGTTTTGGATGCAAAGAATATGGAACCGTTTGAAAAAGCTTTCAGAAAGTATGAGGATAGAATTTAGTGTTCGGTAAGGTTTTCGATTATATTTGTTGGGCGGTTTTAGCCGCCGTAGGGCTGTACTTTGGCACGTATCTTGCTGTATATTTAATCAACTTAGGAGGCTGATATGATATTAAACAGGGACTTGTTACGAATCGCGGCTCGATATCCAGATGCGAAATACAACAGCGTCTTGATTACCCCGCGAAAGAAGACGGTCGAATATTTCTACACGGACGGAAAGCTTGCGATATTTCATCAGCAACCGCAAGACGAAGTTCGGCTTACGGCGGCGGTCTGCGTCCCCGCGTCGCTTGCCCGTTTCAAGCACGTTGAACTTTGCGGGCGCACAATCAAGGCGGATGATTTCTACGCCGTCGATGACTCGGATGATGCGACGTTTGCGGCCTTGAAGAAGCGGCGGGCGGCGGTCGTCAAGATGGTCAACATGGCCGCTCCGTTCATGTCATCGGAGTACGCTATCAACACGCGGTATCTGTCCGGCGTAAAGTTCAACCGAAAGTCGTTGCCGTTGACATTCAGTATGAATCGCGGAAAAAATAATAAAGGCGGAATGCAGACATTCTACGTCTTTCAGAATCAGGCGGCGAATGTCTACGGCGTGATAATGGCTGTACTCGACGACTACGATGTCGAATACGAAGACGAGGCTTTCAATGGAAAATGAAGTCAAAAAGAAAATAGATGAAAAATTCGATAAAGGTGATCCAGTCTATCTTGATAAAGATGGTTGCATTACAGGAAAGAATAAGACAATCATCTCCGAACTTTGCCGTACGTGCACTAACCGTGAATGGTGCGCGGGGCAGTTCTGGTCGGTGGAAAAATGCGAAAGGTGGGAGAAGGAAGAATGACACCCGAACAAATCAGAGAAATAAATAGCCGAATAGCATCATTAGAACAAGAAATTATAGGCAATCAAAGCACTATCGAAACTAGACGTACTTCCATTATGGAATCACAGGAAATCATTAATAAGTATAATGCAAAAATTACTGCCTGCAATATCCAGATACTTGCTCTAAAAAAAGAATTAGAAAATTCTTAAAGGGAAATAGAATATGAAAGCGCTTTCGGTAAAACAACCTTGGGCCAACCTTATCGCCAGCGGTCTAAAGACGATTGAGACGCGCAAACGATGGACATCGTATCGCGGGCTGCTTTTGATTTGTTCCTCGAAAAATCCAGCGATAGAACCCGCTGGACAAGCTATCGCCGTTTGCCGCTTGGTCGATTGCCGCGCAATGATGGAGCGTGATGAGGATGCTGCGCACGTGGCATACGAACAGAAAAAATACTCATGGATTTTGAGAGACATCCGAAAGATAAAACCGTTTCCCGTTCGCGGGCAACTTGGAATATTTAACATCGACTGCGAATACGAGGTGATTGAATGAGCCGATTAATTTGCCACAACTGCCAAACGGAAATCACAGGCACAGCGTACCGAATCGATACGCAGCTTAAGGTCACATCATCCGACTTGAAGGATGACGGAAAGACGCATAGCGGGTGCTGGCATGACGCTGTATTTTGCGTCGATTGCGGTATGCTTAAAATGGCGCGAATCAACGAGGCGATAAATAACAAACCGGAGGAAGTATGAGCGAAAAAGATGAAAAACGAGCTTATGAAAACGGTTACGAGAACGGAGCCGCGGCTGAACACGAAAGATTAAACGAGATACTTAAGAATAATCTCAACGCTATAAATCCAGCAATTGAACAAGCTACTAAAGCGATGAAACTTGCTGTTTCGCTATGCGGAACCTTGCAGGTAAATCCAACTGGTGTTTTGGATGATGGCGATTACGAAAATATAAAACAAGCCAAAGACGATTTAACCGCCGCGATTGCGGCGATGGAAAACAAGGAGGAGAAATGAAACAGACAACTTACTATATAAATAACGCAAGTCATATTTTACAGTGGTCAGAATGGCCTTTTGAAACATATGACAACGAACCGATAGAAGATGCCTATCGTTCGGCTCTTGAAGATTACTGTAGAAATTCTACCGACATAGACCAAGAAGATTTCGTTAAAGAGGTTTACAAGATAAAAACGAATAATGGTCAAGTGTTAAAATTTGAAGTAACTAAAGAAGCCGGGACATTTGATTTTATCGCCCAACTAATAGAATAAGATGGAGGTTCTATGAGCAACATAATTTGGATCGCTTTACTGTTTCTACTGTTCGCGTTCGTGGGCTTCGTTATCTTTCTGATAATCGCAGCCGTTAAAGTCAGAAAGTTTTTTCGATTTGTTGAAACGGTTGTGACGAGAAACTTCGAGCAACAGTTAGATATTGAACGGTTAGTGGGCGAAGTCCATTTGCGAATCTGTAGCAGTGGCTATCACCTAGTAAGGGATAGAAAGCCGAAGGCGACTATCACGCAGGGGATGCCGTTGCCTATCGACGACAAGGACGGTGAATGATGGACATATTATTTAACTACGTGCTTATTCCAGTCTGTACGGTATTGGCGATTGAAGGGTTTATCTTAGTACAAATAGCACTCTATCGACTTTTAACCGGCAAGGACGGTGAATGATGCCGACTCGAATAGAATGGTGTGACGAGACGTGGAATCCGTTCGCGGGCTGCACGCCATATTCGGCTGGCTGCGAGAATTGTTACGCCGCTAAAATGGCGCACCGGCTGGCAGGGATGGAAGCGACAAAAGCGCGATATGCCGGATTGACTACTGCTCGTGCCCACTGGAACGGCGAACTTCGTCTATTCGATGATGAAATAGTCAAGGGGTATGACCGTTTCAATAAAATGAAACGACCAAGAAAAATATTTATCGGAAGCATGGGCGATATATTCCACGACAAAATGCCGACGTCTTTTATTGACAAAATACTCGAAGTCGTATCCGCGTTATCACAGCATCAGTTTATGATATTAACCAAACGTGCACATAATATCGAGAACAAACTCTATGGCATAACGCCGGAGAACGGTTGCCGGTCACTCGGAGGCGGAGATTACTACCCTAACCTATGGCTCGGCATAACCGCCGAGAATCAAGAGGCACTCATTGAGCGGTTGCCGTATCTGATGAAAGTTCCAGCGGCGAAACGGTTCATATCCGTCGAGCCGATGTTAAGCGCGGTCTCACTGCCGGTCAATTGCGGAGTCGACCTCGTTATCTGCGGCCCCGAAACCGGCGCGAAAAGGCGACCATGTAAAAGAATGTGGATAGAGGACTTACGCGATAACTGCTCAGGAAGAGGTATAAAATTCTTAATGAAGGCAGCGGCCTACAAAATATTGAGCCCACTTAAAAATTAAACGAGGTAGATAGGCATGAAACTTGAAAAATGTCAACGATGCGCAAGATGGTATCGAGGCTTTGGTAATTTCGAAAAGAATGAAGACCAACGATGTTATAAATACAAAGAAAAATGTATTGATATATTAGAATCTCTTTGTAATGGTGATAAAAGTTTCAAGCTCGACGTCGGCGACTCCAGTGAGTTATTAAACAAGTTATTACTGGTTCAGTTATGGTTTGACTCCGATAGCATCAACCAAATAGAAAACTATGGCGACGCTGAAAGAGCTTTGAACGCAGCAATCGAAATGCTGACAGTGGAGGGATAGATGTATGAGTAGAATATACACATTGACTGTGACCTTTAGAATAGACGTTTCAGCCGACAACTACGACCATGCGGTGCGTAAGACAAAGCAGAACTTCAACGACGCGGCTGACAAACTCGGATATGGTAATTGCTTTAGGCTCGATCCTGGAACGCTTCAAATCGAAGAGTACGACGCGGACAGTGGCATACACGATAGAAGGGAGTACGATGAAGCCTGATTATCAAACTTTCTTATTTGTGCGGATAGCCGAAATGATAGCAAGGAAAGACCCTGAGATATTGAGAATAGGTGATAAAAATTATATCTCAATATTGGGTTTAAACAACTTGCAAACCGAATATAATAAGCGATACAGTAAGGACAAGAATGACGATGAAAAAATGGATTGATGACTTCAATAAGTCTATCGGGATGAATAACGAAAACGAGAATGGCAACCTATTCACCCCCGCGCAGTTTCAACTTGCGGCCGCATCCGCGCACAAGCGCAAGAGCTATACCTATGAAACAGAGTTTCAGGCTGAGTGTGCAGCTCTATTGGACGCGCTCGGCTTCGATTGGTTTCATCCATCGAACGAGGGTAAGCGGCGCGGACGAACGGGGACGCAGAATAAAAACAAGGGCGTCAAACGCGGCGTGCCTGATATCGTGATATTGAATCATCTAATAATAGAAGTACCAATAATAGTGCCACATTTTATAAGTAATATTAATCGCATAAGTAAAAAAGAAGAAACCAAAATCGGCTGCGTCATCGAGCTTAAAAATGGGATGGATAAATCACCGGAGATAGAGCAACAAGAGTGGCTGATAATATTTAATAAATGGGGCTGGCTTATAAATGTCTGCCGGACGTGGGACGAATTCACTGAATTAATCGGTAACACAAAATGGGAGAAGTGAAATGAAACAGGTAGACTTATTTTCCAAAGTGATACGCATTCACGATGTGATTAAGCGTTCATACATATTCCATTATAAATCACATCCAGACCAAACGCAGAGATTTGGAGAAAGCGAGACGGCTTATGTTATCACGGGTAGAATGATAGCCGGAAATAACAAGCCTGTCAGCTTTGAAATGGGATGTAGTCAGGAATTTACAACAGCCGCGCTTTGTCTTGCCGCCGCAATGGGCTGGACACCGCCGGAAGGAAAGTGAGGTTTGTATGAGAAAGGCAAGTCATAAATCACCGTGTAAATTGGGTAAAGGCCCTTGTCAGTATGTCCTATGCGTTGACGATAAAGAATATTGCGGCTACGCTGAGGAATATCTTGATGATATGCCTATCTGCGAACGTCCAGCAGCCTCACCAGTTGACAGAATTGGAATAGCAGAAAGTAAGGCATATCAAGCCGGAGCCGCCGCCGAGCGCGAGAAGAACCGCGAACGGGATAGGCGGGTGTTGGAGGCGTTGAAGGCTGCTATCGATAGGTATGAGGATTTAAATGAGGCAATGGTTGCCGGCAATCGTGCGCCCGTCGATAAGTTCGATAGCGACAGAATAAAATTAACCGCCGCAATCAAGGCGATGGAGGAGTCGCAAGAAGTGAAGCGAGATATATTTACTCAATGTGATGCAATCACGCTGCCGGAGCCGGACGCGTGGTACGCGGTCTGGTCGCACGTCCATAAACGTTGGATGATTGCGAAGGGGAGTGAATTAACAGCGGTGCGCCTAGACCTGCCGGAGATGGAGTGATATGAAGAGCTGATGAAAAAAGCGCCCGCCCACAGGAGGGAGCAGGCGGGCAAATCGAGGTAGTTAAATAGATGAAAGAATAAGTTCGCTCTCTGCCTGCCTACGCAGTCGTATCCCCTTTAATTTATGATCCTGCTGCATCTTTCCTACAGCCTCACCTATCGCCTGCCAGTTGCATGTGTAGATTTCATCCCGAAGCGGTTTGAAACACGCATAACCGCGATTATAAGCCAGTGACAAAAGCGCAGTCTGTACGCCGTCCGGTGCTGTTTCAATCGTCGGATAGAGCTTTAAAAGCCGCGTTAAGTATCCGCCCGCTATCGATGTAAAGAGGATTTCAGCATCGAGCCGGTTGACCCTTATTGATCGAATGACTTCGCTTCGTGACAACCCTTCGGCGGCCCGTTGCCCACGAAAGTTCGTGACGTCGTACAGTGCCGCAAGCTGTACAGGTGAAACTATCGACTTGTAATAAGTGTCGATCTGATATTTTGTCTTGCCGGCCAAGTCGAAGCCTGGGTCTAAAGTAATTCCGCTTTCACCGCCGGGCCAATATGGATGCCCGACGTGGCCCTCGAAATCGTGAATCCATTTATAATCAATCATCTTGCACCCGCCGTCCGGCGTATCGCCCGAAGTTCGTCAATCGGGAAATCACCGCTATCAGGAATATTCAGTTGCTGCTTCGGGAAAATCAGGTCGCAGTTATGCAGCCCGTTTGCGTGGCAAATCAGCGGCCACAAAAACGGGTCATTATAGATGCTGGGTTTCTTTGCGATATTCCAAAGGCAATCGCCACGCTCGACGATATATTTCTGCGCGTCCGCGCGCGCGTTCGCCTCGCAGCCGCACGGTGGCGGGGGCGGGCAAGAGAGAATAGGATCGACCTGGCATGCCATATGCCCTTCGCGTGTGTTGGAAATCGCCGTTAAAGCCTGCCAGCGTGCGAGCTCCGCGTCTCGTTCAGCCCGTGACGTCTGAGCCGCCACGAGTGCGGCTACTGCTTCTTGGATAGCCGCATCGGCGCATGCGCCATATCCGGCGGCGTGAAGGTCTGCTAGCCGACGTTCGGCATCGGCGACCTCAGGCACTTGGAGCGCAGCGCATCCCATGTTTAAGCTCAAAAGAAAAGCAAGTATTAAATAAATCTGTAAGCTCTTCATTGTCTACCTCGTAAGTTTGGTTGAATCGGCCTAACTTGCCACAGACGCGGCAACCGCGCCCTAGGCAGTATTGGCAAAACGGGAAATACTGTACAAGCCGCTTATTCGGCTTTGGGTTCGCTTCCATCTTTAGGAGCGTCCTTGTCGGTCGGTCGGATGGTTTCACAGATAACATAAGCCAACGTCACAACGCCGCCGGTGATAACCGCAAACGGCATGATAGGCGGGTTGACTATCGAGAGATAGCCGAGGCCGCCGAGAATCGAAGCCAGACCAGCAAAGCGTTTGCTTTCCATCACCTTGTTGAATATCGGGATTAACCCTAAAAATTTATCCATGTTCGTAACCTCCTATTTGTTTTGGTTCATTATTGCTTTAAGCATTCCGCGCGTCTCAGAGCCGTCCGACCTGATAGAATCGAGTATTCTGAAAATTTCATTGTTGGTCTGTTTCAATTCTGAAAGCGTTTGTTTGATATCGTTAGCCGTAGAAAGCGGCGCATATTTTTCGGAAATTACTTGCAGACATTGCGCCTGCTCGCTTTCGATATCATCAATCCGCTTTGCCATAAATTTAAATCCTTCGTCGTGTTGGTTGACCTTCTCGTCGATAACTGTAAATGAGCGCTTGGGTAAAATCCAGCCAACAGTTGCCGCGATCGCCGCGCTGATAAACGCGCCTATTCCAATAGATGTCGTGTCCATAGATGCTCCGTTATGTATGATCGTTTTGTTTCGGGCCTGCTATAAGCAGCCCTGTTAAGTAGAAATCTTCGTCGCTTTCTTGGTTATAGACAACCAAATTACCGGATGTATTAACGGTTATGTACGCACCAGCATTCTCCACAGAAAAGGACGGTAATAACATATTAGGCACCACACTACCAGCACCGGCGGTTGCATTTGTACCAACCCCCGAATACATGTATCCAGCCGAATAAACAGGCGTTCCATAATTAAAGATACCATTTGTTCCGCTCGAATATACCCCAGCGTAACAATATTCATCATTAGTTCCGCCGGGTAAATATGATTGTGTTGCTACTGATAATCCTTGCCACGTCATATACCTATCAAGCCAATTATACCTTGTATCTATTACAGTTATTGATGCCGCAACTGCCGTGATTTGTAGGTTTATAAATATAGAATCATTAGGATCAGCAACAGAGTTATCTGAATTGCTGTAAATAATTTTATGATGACAAACTCCGTTCGCGCCGGTTGTCGTGTTTGTTAAATCTCCGTGCTCATTTTCAAGTGCTTCATGCAAATAAAAAATATTATCTTGAACGCCATTTTGTTTATCATAATCCCAGCGTTCACCGGTAATCCTATTATCGAGATTTGAATCAGCCCATGTATTTGTTGCCATGATAATACCTCATAGATTCTTTCCTGTTTTTAAGTCCTCGAAGTACCCAGCCGTGTCGCAAAGATAGCCGTACTTTTTAGCGGTCGAGTTTGCGTTCGCCCAATTGGTTGCCCACGTTCCGATATCAGTACCAGCCAATATAAAAGCATTGTCGAATTCTCTTTGAGCGTCCTCGAAAGTCGCACGGATGATGCCGTTGTCAAATCCAACATTCAGCGCGGCGCAACGATACGCCCTTTCACTGATTGCCATTTCAGTCAAGCTAATCTTGACGATATCTCCAATTTCAACAGCGTTCAAGATGTTAAGTGGCAAATTAATTTCGAGGTCGTTAACCGGGTAAGACTTACGGCCCAACACTTTGCCTGCCAGCGATTGAGCACCTACGCCGTCCGCGATACATTCACCGTCATATCGCTCCGACATATTACCATAGAGTGCCGTATTGGGTGACTCTACAGATAAGTAATCGCGGTTCTGATTGCGGGCTGGTGACATATTGCAACCGACTTCAAGAACGGTGATATTATCTTGCGGCGAAACGAATTCAGGTTCAAGTCCGAAGTGCTCAGCATCGCTTAACCTGACAGCTGTGTCCATTGAATAGATATCTTTTTTCGTATCAAATGATAACTTACCATCAGCGCGATAGAAAGAGCGGATGCCGAAGTCGTTGCAGAGCCGGTCTATCTGTTCGCCAGATGCCTTCGACCGCTGGTAGAGATAACATTTGCCGCGATTGTTGCGATTGATTTTATTTAACGCAATTTCATCCAACCATCCATCATCGTACAATGATTGTGTGCTGAAAGCGGATAAAGATAAGTCGCACAGATACCGGATAGAATGCGCAACACGCTGATCCCAAGTTTCGCCGGATACTATAGCCGCGCTGTCTGCGTCGATAGTTAAACCCAAAGTCTGTAAGTCAACCTGAGTGCCCGTATGCACGATAGTTACCTCGTGCTGTGAACGCGTCGAGTAGTAAGTATTGCTTGCGGCGAATTCGCCATAATCCGTTGACGGAATTTCGGTAACATCATTATATTTATACCCGCCAAGATTCAGCCAGTAAGTCACGTTTTCGAGTTCGTTAAATGATACGGCGTAAGTCGCAGTTGAAACAGTTCCGCTCGTAGAATAGCCGATAAGCCATACCGGCAACTTGCCGCTGTCTTGGTTCGGCGTATCGCTTTCTGTTTGGAAACTACCGACAATAAGCGGTAGCCGCTCGTTCTCGTTAGTCGTCACGCTTTCAGCTGTTATTGTTGGATTTACCGTATTTAAATATTCGGTTAGCCGATTGACGGCCGATAATGTTATTTCCGGCCCGTTAATATTCCAAGAAATTATACGCCCATAAAAGAACGGCTTGTCTGACAGATAGGCTGTGACAGCCGCCCGCCCGAAATAAGTTTCATTTTGTACTGGGTCGGATAACAGCTTTGTACGGATGGTTTTATCAGCGTCGATAATCGTGAATGAAAAAGAAGGTGCGTCAAGCGGCGAACTGAAATCTGTCAACAACCTTGATAGGTCTCCGCCAATAAGTATTTTGCCGTTATAAAAGCCGTCGCTGGCTTCCTCATCGAGTACGCTGTATCTATAAGTTACCGCTTCTGTATCCATTGCGTATGTAATAGTGCAAGCGCCGCCCGCCGTGAAGTCATGTGCCGCTGAAGTCGTTGCGGTTAGATAGCCGTTAAAGTTCCAGCTTTCAAGAAGTGTTCCGTCGCCCCAAAATTCAAAGGATGCGATATATCCATCTAGATATGATCCGCTTCCATATCGGCCAAGTTGTATCTGGCTATTATCTGCCAGCGCCGTAGCATCCGTAGACGTGCCGACGATGACTCCATTTAATTCGATATAATGATTGCCAGGTTCGCGGTGTAACTTCCATGTATTCCATCCTGTATTTAAATATGGCGAATAAGCGGCGTAAGTGGCCTTGAAAGATGCGCCCGTTTTAAAGGCGAACGTCATAGACTTATCGTTCCAATGAATAAATGAAACCTCTGTGCCGGAAGTCGTATCCATAATACCGAAGTAATCAGTACTATTGTAATCAGATAATTTGAGTTTTATTTTAAAGATATAATCGTATTCGGTATAACCTGCTAAGTCATTAAGGGCCGTTGCGCCGGTGATGATGTAGTCGGATTCGGCTGCGACAAAAATAGCATAATTAAATGATTCAAAGGTATCGAGCTTGACTCGTACAGGGAGCTTCGCGCTCCATTCGGTCAGGTAATTGTCAGGATGTAGTCCGACTTGAATATCATCTATAGCGTTGTTTGCCGCGCCCGCCGCCGCAAGCGACAGCGTTCCGGTCGTAGCCGTCGAGCCGGTAACAATCGAAACCGCAGTCGTCGTATTTAATACGCCCATGTACGCGGAAAAGTTCGCCGTGTATGCCGCGCCGTTCTTATTATCACGGCAATCGAATTTTAAATAGAAATCGTTCCATCGGTTATAATATTCCGCTGGCAATGAGAAGGTTGCGCCGTTAATGCTCACTTGGTCTGTTGCGAATGTCGCAGTTGCCGCCGCGCCGAACGCTTCAAGTGTAACGGTTAAATTATTTGTGAAATCTATCGGGTAGAGTGCAAACTTTAAAAAAGCGATATTGTCATCGAGGCCGGTTATCGCTCTGGTAGCCGTAGCCACGCCGGTTGCGTAAATGTATTTTGAGAAGTTGCCGTTACCAACTTCGCGCATGACGGAGAAATTAGCCGCAGCCCAGCTATCTTGCCCGTTTAAAGCGGCGACATTCAGCCGGTCAAAGCTCTGTTCGTAAGCGTACATTATAAGTGCCGCGCCTCTTGTATCATCGTAACTGATGGAACGGCGGCAAGGTCTTTATTAAGCCAGTTCCATACGAAGTTTTTATCAATTAAGTGCATGTATCGGCAATCTGTGTCTGAGGTATTGTAAATGTAAACAAAAGGATTTTCACCGACCGTGCGGTAAAAATCGCGAAGGATATTTTTATTCGTGATGCTCAAACCCTGAAAATTCATAGAGACTTGATTTAAATAGCCTCCTGCGTCGTTTCGTGGTAATGACCAGCGTTGACCATACGGCGTATTAAATTCCAGTACATTTCGGATTTCGTTGTTAGCGTAGCCGTCGTATGATTGCGCCGGAAATTCAACCGGCGTTCCGATTACGAGTTCACCTATCGAGCAAACATCACCAGCTGCGCACTTGACCTGAAAGCGCAAATACGTTGCAGCCGTCGCTATCACCGGAAATGCGAAGTCAAGCACGCCTTCGTTATTTGTAGCCGTCAAATCCTGCGTTCCAGCCCATACGCTATTATTCGTTGAATAGTCAAATGTGCCGTAAATAACGCCGGAATAAGTTGCAAGGTTGCTATCAAGGAAACAGGCGCGGATGGAGTGCGAGCCAGTCGCAAACGAAGTGCCGAAGCGAGCGACTAATACTTCGGATGTGCCCGTAGACTTGAAACGCTTACTTTGCCGTTCATCATAGAGGTTGCCGACCGGATACGATGTATCAGCCGCCGATGCTGTCACCGATACAAAATCCGTGCCGTTTAAGAAATTCGTGTATATATATGCGGGATTACCCATTACAACCTCTGATAATTGAGCCGCGCATATTGTTGGCGGGCTTGGCCTTTGACTGTTATTTTAGCGATAGAGCGTGCGAATGCCGGAGTTACGTCACCGGTCACGGGGCCGTTGATAACGACTGTCGGAGATGCCGATCGTAAGCCTAACACGTTTCCGATTTGTCCAACGACGGAGTTGTCAGAGATATCGCCTAGACCGCCGCCCATATTCTTAAATCCGTTTGTCAGCTTCTTGATTGCGTTGGCAAGGTCAAGCATAACTTCGGCAAGTTCGCCACGATTCCACATATCGTCAAACTCTTTCCAGAAATCTCGGAATGGTTGCAAAAAGTTTTGACCGGCCCGCGTCCATGTTTCAGTATCAAATAATTGTTGAAATAGTTCGGCTTCGCCAATCATAAAGCCTTTAATGATAGAAGGTACAAGCATAGGCATTCCGCGTATTAATGCCGGTATTAAATTCGCTATAATATTTTCAACCAGTATTCCACTATTCTTAGAAAAATTTTCCCAAAAATTAGGGTCGGCTGATATTGTTACGAGTGAATCCCAAATGGCTTTTATAAATCCACCAACCTCGGGAATGTTTCCGGCTATGTTTCCGATGAGTGCTTGTGGTGTAAGATTGTTATTAATATCAGATGGGTTTATTTGACCATAGCCATTTATCATAATAGCGTTTGATTCACTTCCGCGTGATGCTTGCGCGGCGTATGCTGATGTTAAAGTCGTATCACCCGAACCGCCAAACATAGCCCGCGCTCTGTCTGCTGATGCTTGGAATTTGGCAATTGCTATGATTCTTTCTTTCTCAATACCAGCAAGCTTGTCTTGTATTTCGGTAAATCCTTCGAGTCGCAACTTGTCGAATTCAGCTTGCTGTTTTTTCTGCTCCGCTAGTTCTTTATCCCTTGCGGCTTTCCTTATTTTAGCTTCTTCGTCAAGCCGTTTCTTTTCAATTTCATTTTGGCGTGTTGCTGTTTCTTCGGTTATCTCGATGGCTATATCTTTGTAATCGTCCCAAATATTATTAAACTTCGCTTCGCGCTCCGTCTCATTTAATGATGGGTCAAAGATAGTCGCAAGGCTATCAATGCCAGCACCAGTCAACGCACCAGCTTTTTTTAAAGTGTTTACTAAGCCGGTCAACATCTTTTCAAAATATGGTAACACTGGCTTTATGGAGGCTAATATTCCCTCGCCAACTTCATATTGAAATGATTTTACAATGTCCGACAAATGATTAAAAGATGCTGTTGCTTCGGTGTCTAATTCAGCGGCCAATAAAACAGATTGCTTGACAAACATTTTTATCTTTTCAGCAGAAAAGACTCCGACCATCACCCGCCCCATGTCGGTTAATACAGAGCTTGTTTTTTCGGCTGTATTAGCAACTTCCTTGATGCCATCCTCGGTTTTCTTTAAACCGCTATCAGCCGCCGTTCCGTCGAAGGTCGCTTTTATTTTTACTTCGCTTGTAATAGCCATTTTAAAACAACCTTATATTTTGCATAGATGCCAAACAGCTTTCGACAGCTCCGAGGTCAAGCCAGATATCAACCGGGAAATCATCATTGTCAAATCTATAACCGCCCTTGCGAATTTGAGAAATGAATAACAGCATCGACGCATATTGAGTGTCGCTTTCATCAATGGTCTGTCTGTCTTTGCAGTTTTCATAAGTCCAGATTGCGGCTCGCATCTCTTGCGGTGTCCGCTCTCTTGGTTTCCCTTTGCAATTTTCAGCTTTACATTTTTCACAGCCGCCCATGCCTAAAATCTGCATGACGGCTGGTATTAGTTTTTTCTTTTAACTTTCGCCGTTGAATCTGTAACTAGATATTTACCGACAGCCGTTGTCACTTCGGGTAATAGTTCGCGTACCCTATCCCGCCAATTCGGTGTAGGGTTTGCAACGGAAACAAACTTCCCGTCTTTCTCTGTATAATCGCCTATTAGCGGCATATCGTCGTTGCCAATAAGAACATCACCCGCTTTGAATCCAACGATTGCAGACAGCCCAAAGGCTTGCAGTTCGGCAATATATTCAAGTTCGTTATCGGTGTATTGTTTAAGTTCTTCGGGTGTCCGCTTTTTAGGCTTTCCATTTTCGTCTTTTTCTTCTCCGAACATCCGATAAAAATAAACAACCTTTTTTGTTAGTGAAACAGTCGAAGGCTTTTTTACAAAGACCTGTATTGAGTCTTCCTTGATAACTCGTTCGACTTCTGTTTCTACTCCATCAACGACAACCTTCTCCGTTATCTTTTCCTCATTTACTACCACGTCAATAGCAATAATCTTGTCAATACAAACTGGCATGAGTCCTCCTATTTCTGTTTATGTTCGCCGCATCCGATATCGGTTGACTTAACAACCGGCCTTATATTGATTGGCATTCCCTGCGAGTTCATAACCACAGCAGGCGGACGGCTGTAACATGTAGACATTTCATTATAGCCACAATTACCGCAAGTGTTTGGCTCTTTTAGTGTTTCCATCGGCAACGCTTTCTCTTGATTGATAACTGTTGCCTGTGTTTCTTTTTTGCCAAAAATATTCACGAGTCCTCCTAAGCTATATAAGCGGCTTGTTTGTTTTTACCAATAACGATTACTTGCCCGTAAGTCGCATCGACTAAAGGCACGATTGTTTTTTCTTCCGTGTGCATGCCGCCGTCGGCGCCCTCGCGCACGTCCATAAGCGCGCATGAAGGAAATACGAAGTCAACGCCGAAGTAGTCAGTTCCGCCAACGTCGATAACGTCACCGGCAATATTGAACCGAAGCCCGAAGGTTAACAGATTTCTCTTTTTCAAGATGTTGACGAAATCGCGCTGTCTTTCGGTCAACGTGATGGATATGTCACGCCCGCCGCGATATGATTCTGTTCCGTAGTCCACGCCCGAACCCGCGCAATTACGAATAACGGTGTTGTTATTGATGGAGATGGTTGCACCGGTCAAGTCGCAGGCAATAGTCTCACCGCCAACGAAGGTCGTACCGTTCCACGATCCGCCAATAGTGATGGTTGCATCACGGAGCTTTAACGGCGTTTCGCCCGTTATCTTTGACGGGAAAGTAAACGTGTGCTGATTTTCGCAGTAATGGAAAAGCCTGAAAGTACCCGCCGCAGTAGTCGTTCCAATCGCCGTGAATGATACGACCGCGGGAGCCGCCGTACTCACCGCCGTTGGCGTGACGATCTGCCAGTAGTTGTTTCCGTCGATGCCGTAAGCGTCCAGTTCTGCGACGTTCGCCAATCTCTGCGCCGCGTTGCTACCAGGCACAGACCTTGTGCCGCTTGCGGTGACTTCGGTCGTATTGCCCGCCGCCGTCGATGTTGAATAGTAGAAGTTTTCCTCTGCATATCCGCCGCCCACGATGCCGACCTCGCCGCTTACGTAGTTTTCGCCAAGCGTTATCGTGCAGCTATCAATGAGGCACTCGCTGAATTTCTGCTTAAGGATACACGCCCCGCTGTCGTCTGTTCCTATCGCCTTAATCATCGAAAAAGAAGGATGGTCAATGTCGGTAGTCAACGGCGTTATGGTGTGCTTGTAGCCGCTCGTTCCGGCGGTCGTTGCCGTGCAAGTACCGAGCGCAAACGCAAGCGACCAGATAGCGAAGTCAGGCATAAGCTTACTTTGAGCCAGCGAGCCTTCAACGCGCTGCGTGCCGAAGTAAACAGCCGTTGGCCCTTCGTAGCCCGTGACCTCGTTTGCATTGTCTTCAATTGTTTCGATACGTTCCACTTTCGCGCCGTCATCGAGAGGCAGCCAGACCGTGCTTGATCCGGCTTCAAAGTAGATAGTGCCTTTTGTCGTTTCGGCAAGTCTGGAAACGCCAAAACGGTCGTATTTGGTTTGCGGATTAACAGTTCCCATTTTTATATCTCCTAATTAAAGCAATAATCTATGTCTATTTGAAAGTCAGCATGCCCGCCGACTATCCATCCAACTGTGTTGCCTAATATCTTTCCGTCCGATATTACCGTGCTCGTGCATTGAACATCGTGGACGTTCTCGGCCCCTGTGAAATAACTTATACCGCCAAACGAATAATCTTTTGTAGCCTGTTCACGCATCACGGTTTCGATACGTGCCATGATTTTCTGAATTAATGCGCGGGCTGTCGTTCGGTCTGCGTCTCTCTCGTAAACTTCGATACGCACATTAAACGAAAGTCTACGGATAAAGCCAGTGACGACGCTTTCCGACTTGCTATCAATAAGGTAATAGATAACTGGCTTCGGTTGATTGAGTCCGAACTCGGATTCATCAGGTAGCTTTTGCACCGGCGTGCCGCAAGTCGGCGTTGCCGTCTCGAATAGCCCGCCGCTTCCCGTATCAGCCGCAAGCGTCGCAGATATGCGCGAACCGAGAATCGTATAGTAGCCGTCTGCTAATGCCACTTATTTACCTTTACCCTTTTTTGGTTTCTTCGGTTTACAAGCCATCGTTAACCTCTCTTTCTAAATTTATTGTAAATAACGAACCTAGTTTTTTGTCGTCAACGCCAATCTCGAAAAATAAGAATGGCCTCATTGATTGCTGATAACCCGCATAATCAAGCGGATTAGCCATATTCCATTCGTATTTATTCCACGTTGAAAAGAACGAACCCGCTTGCCTGAGTAATCCAGTGCGTTGCATTATGCGCGGGGGCGCACGCCGCACACGCGGGCGCACGAGATTGCCCCAGTTAAACGCTGATTCTTTGCGCTTTCCAAACTTACCCGAACCTAAAGAGAAACGACCGCCAGGCTGTACTTTCTGATATAGTCCATACTTTTTAGCATAAAGTGTTTCGCGCTCGATCTGTTTCAGTGTTCGTATTTTAAGGCCATCCCATTCGACAGTTCGGGCCGTGCCGCCTGCGTCTGCGTTTTTGCCAGCCTTATCAAACATGACCTGAGTACGCGCATCCATATAAGAGTTGAACGACTGCCAAACAATATCAGGCACGCCGCCTGCGACCTTGTTTTGAAGCAACTTTAATTTACCGTCGGTTGTCATTTCAAACTTTATCAAGTTTCGTTATCATCCCTCGTGCATTCGGTGAATGATACAGCGTCGCCTGCGTCGTAAGCCGCTATTTTGAACTTTCCGGTTCTTATGTTGTCGAGTATTTTGTCTCGTTCAACACCGTAAGTCGTCTCTTGCGCTCCATCCCTACGTTGGATGCCTAAAGCGTTCAAAGCATCTTGAACCACTCCGAATATGCAAGCGCGCTGAATCAGGAACGGGGCCGCCGTAGTTGAGCCGAAGCCAGCATATGAAGGGAGAGCTGCGTCGATATACGCGCTCTGTTCGCCTATGCGCTGTGTAAGCCATGTTGCATCAATAACGGCGGTATTCGTACATGCCAGAGCCGTTAACTCGTTATTGACCTGCGTCGTGCTGCAATAGACGTTAGCCATTGGCAACCTCTTTGCCCGTTATCGGGTAAGTTTCATTTACATTGTCAAACAAGAAGGGCATAATACCAGATAACAGAGCCGCGCCGGCCTGCCAATCCTCTTTTCTGTCGAAAAGGAACGGCATAATCAGCGCGAATGATTTCTGCTTGATGTCGATTTCAAGCGGTGACGTAGCCCGCCCGCGCCGGTAGTGTCCTTCTTCAACAACTTCCGTGCGTATGTGTCCGCTTACGATCGTTGTATCGAGCCATATCTTTTCGCCGAGATGCCGCACCTTGTGACAGAACGGCACGTCCTCTGATATGCCTAGCTTGCCGGTTGTATATTGACGGCCGTACTCAAACCACGGAGGCGGCAACTGTCGAAGGGTGTTAACGTTCGTAAGTAACCCGCCAACGCCGGTGATATCGACTTCGAGAAGGCCGTCTTTATCGCGGGCCTCGTCGATTTCCTGAGCACATAGATTACGGTGATATTGATGTTTGTGTTCAAGTAGAATGCCGGCCGTCGTTTCATGCGGCATTCCTTTTTTAAAGGTCAACGGCGCAATGATGTTTTTGCCTCGTCCGAGAAGCTGTTCAAGGCAAGTCCCCATGACAAGCCCGTTTTTTTCATCGAATAAGAATGGATAGACCTGATCTGTATCAAGCCACCATATCCACTCGAAGCCCATGATTATCGCATCTTGAATAAAACTATCGCGAAGCCCGTCAAGCGGTTGAAGCGCGCCCCACCGTATATCCATTTGAGTAATACCGAAGCGGCTTAAAACTTCGGGATGACGCAAGTGGAAGTCTTGAAACTGGACAAGGTTCTGAGTGAATGCGCGGGTTATATAGTCGCCCGTGTGTGGGATCGCAACCATCAGCTTTTTTGCTTTGTGTGCCATATTCGTTTTACCTCGATAAAAATTTAAAACGGGGGCAGGGCAATTCCTGCCCCCAACTTTATTTTGCGCTATTCAGTTATCAAGAAGCGGCAATTCGGCGGCATTCGTTCGCGTCGTAAACAACCGACTGGAACCGCTGCCATGATGCGAATTCGAGAGTGTTTTTGCGCTGATCGTAGAACTGCGTTACAACGGGGTCTTCTCGTACGCCCATGCGTTTTCCGGTGTTGCTGCCAGCATAGCAGAGATAGCCGAGATAGGTCGAGCTGATGTAGCTGTTCAGAGTCGGGATAACACGCACGTTGTACGGGATAGCCTTATTCGATCCTGCAACAGCCTGTCCGAGGGTTGCAATTGCGGTCAAGCAACGCGCGTGCATTGTCGAATTCAGAGCGGTGTAGAGAATGAACTGCGAATTTAGTCCAGCCCCGACACCAGCCGATTTAAGATCGGACAGAATATTGCCAGCTGCGGCAGAAATCGTTAAAACATCCGATGTCGTGAAGCTGGTCGCGTTTGTATCGGCAGCTGCGGCTATCAGTGCGTAATGCAAGTCTGCTATGTCACTCGCTCTGTTCTCCGCGAATCCGAACAGGTCGTTGTTAACCTTGATGACTTTGTCGTCATCAAAGGTCGATTTATGGAAGCCGATTGAGCCTCCTAAGTTCTGGAATTCATAGCGGGTATCTACGCCCGTCATGTCGTAGACCTGCAATTCGCCGCCCTGTGGAATGATTGCGAATTTTGGCCCGCCGGCTCTTGTCGCGATCTCCATACCGCTGGCTTTTGTGCCACGGTAGTCATCCATGGCGAAGACTTCCTGCCAGCCGGTGTCTATTTCGGGAAGTTGTAGGAACTGTGCAACCTTCTCGACGTCCGGGCTCGCTCCCCCCGTCCACGTGTAGTTGCTTGCGCCTGTGAACTCGGCAATCTTTGCATTTACCATCGAGCGAGGGGCGAACTCCGTCACGATGCCGTTGGCGTGAAGTTTTTCGGCGCTTAACGGGTTGCGGAGGAATTTATATATTGATATTTCTGTGGCAGCGTTAAGCATTTTATGCTCATCAGGCGTTGCCGTGCCGTCGGTAATCTTTTTCATCACCGATACGGCGCCTCTTGCGTCTTTATAAAAGTTTCTGGGTATCATTATTTTCTCCGGTTAGGACGTGAACATAGCGAGACGACCATCGAAGTCAATCAGTCCAACGAGCGGGCTTGCGTTTGTCGCAGCCGCTGCGAGGGCATAGCCAATCGCGGTGTTGCCGCCGCTTGTGCTGGATGCTTCGCCTGTGGCGTTCGTGTAGACTTCATCACCCTGAACGAGGGCTGATGCGTCTTTGGTTAATTCGAGCTTAGAGCATTTGTAAACAAACGCGCCCTGCTTGCCGTCCGGATATGTCAGAGACGGGGTAGTCCCAGAAGTTCCAACGGGGTTAATGAAGAAGCCCCACATAGTTCCGACCTGCATAAAGCTCTCGCACGTGTACGTTGCATCTGTCGCAGCGTTCGTGTAGATCATCGCTTCATAGTCGCCCATAATTCGTATAGCCATTTTAATTATCCTTTTTAAATGAGCGGATTGTGAACGGGGTCGTAAAAGTTTTTCTTCTCGCCCGCCGGTTTCGGCTCAGGTATAGGCTTATTTTCATCAGGTGTCACAGCAGCCTTTTCCCCTCCAAAAACCTTGATTGCTTTTTCAATTTTCTCTTCTATTAATACCGGCAATTTGTCAGCCGGTGTATTCGCGAATACGGGTTCAAGCTCATCGAGAAACGCAACGACCTTGCCTTTTATGTCGTCGGTCAAGGTGTACTTTCCGAAAGCCTTATCCATCGTTGCGCTTTTGTTTTGCTTGAAGGTTGCAGCATCGACAACCTTTTTGAGTTCGTCTCTTTCTTTGGCAATTTCAGCCAGCCGCGTTTCGGCGTCTGCTGCTTTTTTCTTCTCGTCATTAAGTGCAGCTGTTATGCGTTCGTGATTGCCGGCGGCGATATCTGGAAACGCTTCTTTGATCTGGTCAACGGAATAAAGCGCTTTCGCGGATGTTTGATTTTCCCTTATAAAGTCCTTAATCTCTTGTAGCGTCATTTTATTACCTCGATTAGTTTCTGGGTTAAGATAAAACGAAGGCGGCGTATCGTTCGTGACCTTATCCGCCGCACTCGCAAACATTTGGATTGAGCCGGTCATAACCGCGCCGGCGAATCCAGGCGTTTCGATTTCTGAATCGCCGACCGCAAGTGCTATGAATTTCTTAAATGCTTTGATTGATTTAGTTACCAAGTCAAAGTCAACATCGCCCTCGATGCTGGCAACATCACGTCGTGACTTGATAGCCGCTTCGCGTTCGGGGCCGGGCGGATAGTACGCAATCCCGAAAGCGGTTTCGCGCCCTCCGAGCGTCGTTGTGTAGCCGCCGACCATCTCGCCGATTGCCGCGCCCTTATGCGTCGATTTCAACGGAACGATAGAACGGCGAGCGGTGTTAAAGAATTCATTTATTATCGCCCTGATGGAGTGCTTATCCCAATATTTCTTAATAGGCACGCCGTCAAGGTGTCCGTTGGAAAAGCCTTCTTCACCGATTTTATATTCAGCAAAGTAGGGATGCTTATCTACCGCCATGATAGCGGCGATGCGTTCGGCGTTCCCGAATCGTTTTAATTTTTCTGATAAGTTCATTTTTTCTTTTTTACTACGGTCGTTAATTCGTGGTCTTTGGATTCGACTACCGGCTCAGGCTTCGGCGGTTCGTTCGGGCGCGTCTCGATATTACCAGTACCGCCTATATAGTGTGATACAGCAGGTATGCGGACAGGCCTGGGTTTAATGTTCGGATCAAGCGTCAACGTTGCGCCCTTCTCGTGCGGCGCATCCGGTTTAATCTTTAAGTCTTCGCTTTTAATCGTCTTGCCTTTTACGTATTCCATATTTTCCTCGTTAATATATTAAACCGATATAAATACCAAGCGCGAATGAAATAACAGCGATAGCTCCGGCAACGATTGCCCACGCATAATTATTCCGCTCAATCGCCCGCGTGTAATCGTCTTTATTCATTTCTTTTGCAACTCTTGTAATTTATTGCGTATCATCTGGTCGGTTATCGTATCACGTGAAACGCCAGGCCAATAATAATCATAACATTCTCCGAGCCGTAATGCGAGTTCGTTGTTATCCATATTCTCCAGATAATCTCTTGTATCTCTTTGAAAGAAAAATTCGATTAAGTTTTTTTGGTCGTTACTGATTTTAAGGTTTATATTTAATCCCATGTTTATCTCGCTAAAATATTTTTCTCTACATTACAGCTCCATACAGCTGTCTCGTCGTCGACCGCCGTTATGTCAACGGTTTGATTTGTCGTGTTTGCGACAAGGGTTAAATTCCAATCAGTATCAGCCTCGATTGTTCCGATATTGATTGTACTCCCCTGTTGCGCGATGTTTCCAGCACCATCCTTGAAGAACAAGCCCTCCAAATGATAGAGGTTATTCTTGTCCGTCGCCGTGTTACTCGCAACACAGTTGGCGATTATCGACGCGCTGTCGTCGTCGGTGAAAGCCGACGTCGAATAAATGACAGCCGTTGTGCTGGCAACCGAGGCCGATATCTGTCCCCAGCATTTCAGCGAGCCGTTCGCCGAAATCGCAGCGTTTACCAAACACAACTTATCACCCGTTGCTACGAATAATTCGTTCGCCGCCCCGCGATAGATAGACACATCGCCGCCGATGAGTAATCCACCGCCGCTCCCTGTCGTCGGCAACTGCAACTGTCCGGCGTTCGTGTAAGTCAAGCTGTCATCACCGGAATAAACGACGAACGATCCGGGCGACTCCATACGAATAGATGTAATAGCGTTTACTCCGAATGTTCCAACCGGACTCATCGAGATACCAATGCCGCCCGTCGCACCGCCCAAGTTGTAAATAGAGTTCTGCGCAAACTCCATGCCGTTGTATTCAAGCGGAACCTCGATATACTGGTAGGCGATTGTGCCGGATGCTGTTAATGCCACTCCGCCGCCTACACTGTCGTTTAAATTGCCGTTGAATTCCCAGGAATGGGTAGCGGTAGTGTAGGCTGTATCTGAGTAGATTTTGAAGTAGTCAAACTCGTATCCGCCATTATAGTAGCTCGTTATCTGTTGCCCGCTTAAAAATATGTGCGTAACTGAATCAGGCGACCATGCGTCCGATTCATTTATAACTGTAGTGCCATTCAACGAACAGACGTTTGCGCCCGACGTCAACGAGCACTTGATCGTGTTCCACGCGTAATCATTCCAATACGGATGCCATGATGCGTAGGCGATAGTAGCAACAGCCGTTCCGGCGATACGCAGAGTCAAGCCGCCCGTCGTTCCATCAATTCGCAGATAGCCTGTCGATGAACCCGCCGTACCCGTGACCTGTACCCAAAGATAGCGATTTAATGACGTAACCGTTGGCAGGAATAGACCTTTTACTCTTGTATCAATCGAGATACTCGCATCATTCCAAACGTCGGAGACAGCCGCGTACATATTGGCGACCCCATACGCCGCGATTACAGCCTGATTCGTCGTTGATATTGACTCGATATATGGGTCTGTGCCCGACAGAGTAGCCGAAGCGATATTTGTAAATGTTGCATCGGTTGCGCCTATCGCATACGCCTCTATGTCATGCGAATAGAGGTTGTTACCAACATGCATGTTATCAAAATATCCCGTTGCCGCGTCTATCCAGCCCGTAAGAGTCAGATTGATACCAGTAACTAAAGAGATATACAGATTGGTAAAGAAGCCTCTCGATGCGTGAACATCACGGGTAACATTAATATCATAAGTAATCGTAGCCTCGTCGGCGTAGATATTCTGTACTGTCGTCGTGCCTGTAACGTCCAAACTACCTTTTACGGTCTCGTCATTTTCGATGTTTAAATCCTGGATTTCAGCCAGGCCGGAAACGTCAAGCAACGATAAATGAGTATCCCCCGTTACGGTCGCATTATAACCAACCCAAAAATCATTCAGAACGTTCATGTCG